CGATGCTGTGGACTCAGCGCTGGAAATGATCCCGGATGAATACCGAAGAGGCGTATGGGCCAACATTACAGAACACAAAAGATATCCAGACGATGCGCATCCGAGGACATACAGAACGTACAAGCAGAGGTTTATCTACTTTGTAGCGCACAATATGTTTTGGATCTAACTCGCCCTCCTGGGGAAAAAAATACGTGTTAATATGATAGTGACCAAAGATAGCAGAGTAATATGATAGTGACCAAAGATAGCAGAGATCAGAAACTACTATGAGCTCAAAGGATACCTCCTTTCGAAGAAGTAGCGAAGAAACTGGAACAGTCCCGGTAATATCACCGGGGCTTTTTCAGTGGAGAATAAAATGAGCAATCCAAGATATTCAAATGGGAATCTAAGGAGAAAGTACCGGGCTCGAATAAAAGCCCGGGGAGATGAATGCGGGATATGTCACGGGAAGCTGGGACCGATACATTATGACGAACCGTCCGATGCACAGCATCCGTTATCATTCGTCATCGATGAGATCAAACCTGTAAGCAGATGGAAAGAGTTCGGATATGAATCGCCGCAGGCAGCGGCGCAGGACTGGAACAATCTTCAGGCTGCGCACTATATATGCAACGCGATGAAGGGCAACCGGCTCAGCTGCGAACAGAAAAAGAAGATCACAATAGATGAACCGGATGGAGATTGGTAAAAAACACTTACAGAAGGTGGGGTAGTGTCCCCTCCCTCCGGGTACGGCGACCCGCGGCTGTCAAGCGCCGATTTACCCCCTCGCGCGCGCGGGCGAGAGAGGGGGTGGTCAGAAAGGAAAAATGTTCCATGAAAGAATATTCCTTTGAAGAGCTGATCAGGAAAGAACAGCGCAAGGTTTTACGGGAAATAAAGAAGGCAAAGATATCAGAGCATAAGATGAAGGTTATAGAACCGGTCATCGTAAACACAGCCTTCATGAAAGTGAAACTTGACGAGGCCAGAGAGCAGCTGAAAGACGCCACGATCACAGTGGAGTATGACAACGGAGGAGGTCAAAAAGGCGTTCGGGAGAACCCTGTTTTTAAGGCATATGAGGCACTTTGGAAGTCATACATGCTCGGAATGGATAAGATTTTGAGTGTAATTCCGGAGCAGCTGCAGCAGGAATTGGTCGACCAGACGGAGCAGATCAAGCCGCAAACGGTGCTTGATTTTGTTCGTGATAAGAAGGACAGCGCATGAGAGGCTCACAGGAACCAAGCATAAGAATAGAGCCGAAAAGATCTTCATCAGATGGAGAATCAGCAGCAATGCTTATGGCGGCATACGGCAATGATCTTGATCCTTGGGAGGCTGATGTAGTTGACTGCTGGCTCGGAACAGATGAAGCGGGACAATACACCATGACCTCAGCGGGACTCTCACTGCCACGTCAGAACGGGAAGAACATCTGCCTTGAGGCAAGAGAGTTCTACGGCATGGTTATAAACGGCGAAAAGATCCTTCATACAGCGCATCAGGTCAGGACTTCCAAGAAGTCATTCAGACGTTTGGCAGCCATGTTCACTGATAAGAGACATCCGGAGATACTGGATATCGTCAAACAGATCCGGTACACAAACGGAGAAGAGGCGATAGAGCTTGATAATGGTGGATCTATCGAATATTCGGCCAGATCGAGGCAGGCAGCCAGAGGATTTGACGGAATATCACTCCTCGTTTATGACGAAGCACAGGAACTGACGGATGATCAGGTCGAAGCACTTATGCCGACACTGTCAGCATCGGCGACAGGAATGCGCCAGATCATATATACAGGCACGCCTCCGTATCCAGGGTGTCCCGGAACAGTATTCCGCCGCAGACGTGTGATCAGCATGGAAGCGCCAGGCACTCACGATTCATGGCATGAGTGGGGAGTACAGGCAAAAAATGTTGATGAGATCAACGCGGAGGATGAGAGCCTGTGGTACATGACGAACCCGGCTCTCGGGATCCATTTGACAGAGGATTTTATGCGTGAAGAGTTCCGAACCATGTCAAGGGATGGATTTTGCAGAGAACGCCTGGGATGGTGGGCTCCGGAACTTAGCAAGGCAGATAACTATGCTATACCCGAAACGCTGTGGGATTCCTGCGGGTCGATGAAGAAAAAGCCGGAAGGGAAAACGGCGTATGGCGTGAAATTCTCACCGGATGCATCGGAAGTATGCCTTTGCGGAGCAGTTATCCCACCGGAAGGACCGGCAAGAATATCGTTCATACAGAAAAAACCGACCGGGCAGGGAACGCAGTGGCTTGCGAAGTGGCTGATAGACAGATACGATCAGGCGTGCTGCGTTGTTATAGACGGAAGAAACGGGGTAGATGTGTTGATCGACAAGATCTCCGACACCTGGAAAGCAAAAGGATCCGTGTTAAAGCCTTCCGTCAAAGACGTGATCGCGTCCGTGGGCTTGCTGATGGATGCGCTTAATGAAAAGAATGTGACATGGTACAGGAAGCAGGAATCATTGCGTGACAGTGCCATTACATCAATAAAAAGACCTATAGGCGGTGGCTGGGGGTTCGGTGGAGACAACTCGATCCCGATTGAAGCGGCCGCCCTTGCATTATGGGGAGCAAAGAACTCAAAAAGAGATCCAAACAGAAGAATGAGAGTGGGATAAAAAATGGAATTGAACATTTCACCGGACAAGGTAACAGGACTTGGTCAGCTGGAAAGAGACAAACTCAAAAAACTGATCGAGGTATACAACTACCACAAAAGCAAAAACGAAAGAAAAAACAAATATTACGAAGGCCATATATCGCTTGGCGAAGTCAATCTTGGAATTGCGCTTCCAAAGGGATTCGCAGGTCTCGAGATAGGCTGCGAATGGGGCGCAAAGACAGTCGATGTGCTGGCGGCGAGATCAATGTTTGACGGTTTCGTTAGAGTCAACGGTGATCCTGACGAACAGCTTAAACAGATAGTAACAGCAAACAGGCTTGTTGCAGAGTACAGAAAGAACTGCCGTGACGAGCTGAAATACGGTTGTACATTTGCGACTCTCGGAGCGGATCCGGAAGCTGGATGCGCTATAAGGTTCCATACACCGCTGACTGCAGCGGCGCTCTGGAACGGGGAGAAGGGAAGGATCGATTGCGGAATGGCGGTGATCGATACAGTCCCGGATGAATCACAGAAATCGACATGGCATCCATCACTTATCAATCTGCATACGGATGATGCCATATGGGTGCTCGCAAAGAAAAACAACATTTGGGAAGCGGAAAAGAGACCGCATATCATGGGACGGCCTTTGATGGAGCCGCTGATCTGGAATGCTACATCATCAAAGCCTTTTGGCCGGTCCAGAATCAAGGAACCGGTCAGAAGACTTATTCAGGGATATGTCAGAACGCTTGCGAATGCGACGATTGGACTGGAGTTTTCAACAGCGCCACAGAAATATCTGCTGGGGGTAACGGATGAGCAATTTGATGAAGTCGTAAATCAGAAGTTCAGACAGTACATCGGGAACATACTGGCGTCGACAACAAATCCGGAGACCGGTGAAAAACCTTCCTTCGGACAGCTGCAGCAGGGGACGCTGTCTCCTCACGTTGAGATGCTCAGAATGCTTGCGACACAGTTTTCTGCTGCAACAGGGCTGAGCGTTACAGACACAGGTGTGGTGAATGATGCAAATCCAACCAGTTCCGATGCGATACTGGCGCAGTCACAGACGCTGATCCAGCTTGCGGAAGATCTGAACGCAGGTAATGGCGATGCATTAAGGACGATTGCGTTAATGGCTCTGGCGATAGCAAACAACACAACGATAGAGGAACTTGATCCGGGGCAGAAGGAGATCGTTGCACATTTCAAAAATCCTGCTATGCCATCCATAGCAGCGACTGCAGATGCAGCAGTAAAAATAGCCTCATCACGTCAGGAGTTTGCAAGCACCGATATTTATCTGGAAATGGTTGGATTTGATCAGGCTGATATCCGAAGGATAAAAGCTCAGGAGAGCAGAAAACGCGGCATGACGATCCTGGAGGAGATAGAGAATGAAACTAACGAGGAAGGACTGGAATAATTACGTTACGAAGCTCTCTAAGATCAATAAAACTGCGGGCCGTAAAATGCAGGAGTGGATAGATAAACACGGCACTGATGACGTTGAAAAGCTTATAACGGTAGCATATTCGCTAGCG